CAAATCAGTATTATATTTTCTTGCATTGTATACGGTAGGAAACGCCGCTTCATTAGACGCAGAAAAGCATCGGTGTTCGGCAAACTTACCATCTACAATTTTACGAGTAACCTTGTGAACTTTTGCCATGCAAGAATGAGCAAATGGGCAAGTGTGACCGGATAACAGTGACACCGATTCTACATAGTAACTATGTGAGTAAACTAACTGTTTTAGTTTAGTGTTGGGCGGACTTACTTTTAGTAATTGCAATTTATGAACCTCTCTGATTGCTAGGCCAATTATAGCATACACAACCTTAACTTGCAAATAGAAGTTTTAGGGATGTATCTTATCACCTCCCCGCCGTTCCACAATTCCGAGACACCCCCACACAAAATTTCCTTATGATATATCTATGAGACATTCCATATAAAAATAGCCCCCACCGCCGAAAGGTAAGCGATGAGGGCGTTCCCGTCACCTCAGCAACAGGAATAATATCAGGTAGTGTTAGTTACTCCACTGCCAAACAGTCAGGGCAGGTCACAGAGTTTCTATCTGTGGTTTCTTCCACTACTGCTGCTGTCTTTCCGTAGACACGGATTCCGCATGGGGTGTATGTGTTGAATATGTAACTCATATGAATACTAGACAACGTGCAGTTCCCCTTTAGCCCGAATAGAGATTACAGTCTCTAGGTTGATGTGTCGGAACGCACCCTTCTGCATATCGAACACAGTTCGCAAACCGTAGTCTGAGGGATTGTATTTCATACCTTCCCCCGTCACACCCTTCGTAACTTTGGTGCGGAACACCATCTTGCGGAGCGATCCGTCCTTCTTGATAAAATCAGCAGATGCAATCTTTCCGTCACCGGCGATCTCATCAAATGCTTTTCTCGTAATTGCCATAACTTACCTTTCTTTGCTTACCTTTCGATACTCTAATTATAACAGAATTTTACACAAAGGCAAACCATTTTTTACCAGTACTAATAGATGCAGTCTCTTGCATCTTCTCTAGCACCTGCTCCACAGTCTGCCAGCCAAGAGGTTCTTGCTGTTTACCTGAGGGTTCAAAAATAGATACTTCCGCTGTGGTAGATTCATTAGATGGAAACTGTTTGAGCCTGTTACTGCAATAGTTTACATTTGCCCATTGGACGGACATCTTGTACCCGTTATCAAACTCTACCCAAAATCCTTGATTGGGATATTCACTATATGTAAACTTACCCATCTAATCTTCCCCCTCTGCGGGGCGAACTGGGCTTACGTGTAATTGCATGTGGAACGGAACATCGTGTCTGAAGTATTCTATCTCCCCTGTGTCAGGGTTCTGGAAAACTTCTACATGTATTGTCTTATCTTCTGGGAGTGGCTTATCCCACGAAGGAGATGTTTCACCTAGAAACGTTGCGAGTGTGTGGTACTCATATGCCATAGCTCTACTTACCTTTCGTTTTGCTTACAACCAGTATAGCACAATCATGCGGGGGTGTCAAATGAGGTGTTATCTTATCTAATCTCCCTGCCCCCCAGCGTTCCTAGTTCCGAGATTACCCCTGTAGAAAACTCTATATGATATATCTATGAGACAAACAGGCAAAAGAAAACCCCGTTCCCCCCTGTAATCAGGTGTAGGAACGAGGCTTCTGTGCGCTTGGCGGGAAACAGTAGATAGAGATGTAAGATGAAATATCGTGGTGAGTAATCGGATTGATGTATCGCCGTAGGACTCGTATTCCACATCGCCGTTCCGCGGATTAGCTATGGTTTGATACTTCCCCTAGTATGAGTGACATATGCACGTATCTACCTGAGTGATTCTTTATCTATATTCTATTGTTCCCCGCCCTGACCAGTTTGCGGGAAGATAGGGTTCTGTTTTCAAGCCGCTGATCAAGCCACTCCCTATCCCCCGACACATATAAGTATACCACCATTAGCAGTATACGTCAAGCATCAGGTTTTAGATACTGGTAGGTCTACTTTCATAGCACCTGTCCTACTAAACTCGATGGGGAGAGTAAAGATGTTATCTCTAATATAACGAATATCAGAGATGTTAGATACCTCTCTACGCTCCTCAGATACAGCTTCCATGTTTAGGATAGCTACATCTAATGCTTGCTTCATTACTAACTGCCCCCGAATAGAGTTCATAAACTCTACTGCGTTTGCAGTCTCTGATGAATGGTATTCACTCATTGTAATTCTCCACTACTCTTACTCTTGTCTGTATAGAGAAGCACCTCTCTGGATTGCCTTATCTCTACAAGTAAGTATACAGGAATACTGACGCGCCGTCAAACCCCAATATATAAGAAATAAGCCCCATAAATACAACAGGGTGGCGCGTTCCACATTATTCCCTATTCCAGTGGGTTACAACTCCACTTCCAGTGGGTTACAACAATAGATACAAACCATTTCTTCTACCAACACACCCTGCTCATTACAATCATTACATACAGTTAGTTCTGTAAACATACCATTTCCAAACGTAGTTTTCACATTTCCGCTCTCAGAGGGCTTTCACCAATACCAACCATACCACAGTCCCACTTTGAATGGGAAGCCCCAAATCGAAACACCCAAGTTGAACGGGAAATACCGTTCCTAGCTACCCCTCATTCCAGCCACTCTCGTTCCCATACATAAATACTCATACCATTCCACTACCATACTAAATGCGATATGTCAAATAGATGAACTAGGAACATTTAGGAACTTTACGGAACATTTGGTAACCTTAGTTACTATCTAATACTATTGTTCACTTCCTGTTCCAACCGAAGGACTAGATATAGCCAAAGGTGCTTCTAGGATAACATCTTCAACTGCTTCATTAGCTTCTTCTTTTGTTTTATAGTGGTTATCTATTTCACCTATCCATACTATGTAAGTCATTCTATTCCCCGCCCCAATTTTGGGGTTGTATTTGAAATTGTACCGGCATCGGTCTAGTTGTTTGAAGCTATGAAACGGAGTCACATAGCAAGATGCCGATACGAGTACGGGTTTACCTGTCTAAACAGCATAACGGCGTACCCAGTAAGGTTCTTCTCTCTGCGTTTGAAACAGTTTGCGGGGAGCGACCCCTATCCGAACCTTACATTTATATCTTTCTTCGTAAAACGAATTTTCTGTAATAGCAGTTACTACAATAATAAGTATGTACTGGTTCTACTATTACTGCAACTCTATCACAATAGTTACATTGGATAGACATTACTTACCTTTTCTATTCTGTCGTTCCCGCTTCTTATTTTTTAGATGGTGTTTAGGGTGTTGCAACCATCGCTCATCTTTATCAGCTTGCCACTGACTTTTTATTTGTTTCCAGTTCATGCGTACTTCTCCCGCAAAGTTTGATTCAAAACGGCAGTCAGGTTAGATTGTACCTTGAATGTTTCAACACAAGATTCACAAAATGTTCCTGCATTACCTGATGGATAAACAACGACATTGTTCCAGCATTTCAATGCTTGGCATTTGGGTTCTAACTTTACCATTCTATACCCCAACCTCATCAAAGAGGAATTTATTGACTAGTAGATCATCGCAGCCAGTTGCTTCATTCACCGACTCTACAATCAGTTTAGCATTAGACATAGCTTCACGCAACCCCCCACATATATCAGGGTCATCATTACACGATAGTAATGAATTACTGTGGGCAAGACAATCCTCTGAATGTCCGTAATGAATCGTAAACACATGGTTGTCATAATCTTTAGATGCAGATTGTATGTGAATCTCGCTGTATTCCTCAAACAATGTTACATACCACGGTGTTGCTGTATGCATATTCATTACTTTATATCTACCCCGTAATTCCATACTACGTCTGTGAATATCCATTCCTCACCAACCTTAGGTAAGTTCCCGTAGTCTGTTTGAGATAGTACCTCATGGTATTCAGCGTCAGGACGGATACACATTCCTATAAACCCTGCTTCTATGAAGTGACTCTCGACTTGCCCAGTATAGGTAGTAGGAACTTTCATAGTAACTGTATCTCCTATATCTGGAATGTCTCCCTTACCTGACCACATGACCAAGTTACCTAACTCTACATCTAAGTATAGAGGAGTGGGTTTATTATCTCTGCCATGCACCCCGTAAGGAGAGTCGTAAGGAGAGTCCTGTTTCAACACACTATCGTATTCACTTCGTTTGAATTTATGTCCAGCCATTATATCTAATCCTAATCGTAAGGCAACCAACCTGCCATTTGCACACCATCTTCTCGGTAGAACCAGTTTATACTAAGGTCTGGATACTTGTCAACTAATGCATTGTAGATACCATTAGGTGGTGACCATGCTGTATCAAAACTTAGGAACATATACTCTAATGCCATATCAGCGTCGTAACCCCACAAGTCCGCATCTTTACTAGGTACTAAGTTCCACTTCGTTCCCCAGTTATCGTTGCGCCAGTTCCACCAGTCAGGCATCTCCCACTTGAACTCAGTCTGTACACCATCGTTGTGTGTACCATCTTTCTGAGGCTTGTCGTAGTCAGGCTCAGGCATAATCTTTGCGAAGTCTAGTACCGGACTACCTTTATGCTCAGTGAAACATTCCTCTCTGAACTTCGCTATATCTTCTTTTGTTCCGTCTATTTGAACTTCGTTACTACACCAATTAGGCATTTGTAGTTTCCTTTACATCAATATACTTATCTGAGTCGCTTGCCCACTGATAGTCATACGATCTCTTTATATCTGCCCCCGTTGGGAACAGCCCATCGTTATCTAAATCAGTAAGTGCTTCTACCAGTATATCAGCTTCTTCTTCGGTGTCAAACACTACTTGCATTGTAATTATAGTTTTCATTAGTCTCGCCCCTGTTCCCGTGGGTACTTCTCTGTAAAGTGACCGCTTTCATCTTCTGGGAGATAGTCTATATAGTATTCATAAGGATATACTTTATCCTTATATTCAAACTCTACTGGATACCCATCGTAATGTTTGTAGTAGTCCTGACAGTAATCAATCAAAGCCTCAGTGAATCCCTCTGCGGGTTGCGCTGGATATTCCAAATCAATGCTGAACACTTCATACTTATCCTCATGCCAGATGATTGTTTCTATTCCATCAGCCCGTTGGCTAGGTATCTGTTCCGCAGGGTCGTTGCGGGTCGGAAAGATATGCACCAAAGCATTATCACTCAACCGCTTCGCAGGTATGTGTTCCATTCTATGGAAAGCACCTTCGGTTACACACGTTTCCATTCTACCCACCCATTCTTGGGACATACTCAAGTTCGCTTTTATCACCATCTACAATAACTTCGTAACAATCCACACACTCGACAGACACATTCACAATAGGGTCGCCGTAAGTAGCCACCTCTATCTTGTGTCCTATGTGATGTGCAATCTTCTCGTAGTACATTATATACCTCTATACTGTTGCCCAATTGCGGACAATTTCTGGGTCACCTACGGTAAACCCGTTATGCCAAATCATAGCATAGTATCCACGCTGCTGGTCTGAAATGCTCCCAGAGTTACGATTACACTTATACCCATTTCGTTTCAGATGTGTAACAGCTTCGGATAGTGAGTCCGCTAGGAATGTTTCCTCATCAATATCGTTCATACTCCTGTCGGCTACATCGACCTCAAAACGGTCATGTGTATCTTCTAAAGTAAATTCTTTTCTAATCATTACAATCCTAACCTCTCTAGTTGTATATCGTACTCTGACATAACTAGGGTATCACATAGGCAGTCACATTCACAATCATCTTCACCTATAGTAATACCGCAGTAACATTCACTAAGGTTGTTGATACCTTGAAAGTCCTCATGCTGTGGGCAATCTTCTTCGTGTTCCTCACCGTCTATGTGCGCCCAATCTCTTGGACTCATTCCGTCTGGATAGTTACTCATGTGCGTAAGCCTCTGCTAATCCCCAGACTTGGAACGCCCACTCATTTATATCCATCGCCCCGAATTTCGTATCGCAGAATACCCACGGTGATGGAATGTCCCCTGCGAACCGATTGCCCTCAGCTTCCCATTCCTCACCAAGTTCGATAGCAAGACTCGCCATTTCGTTTAGCTTACTTACTACTGTCATTGTCTTACTCTGTTCTCCTGTGCGTACTTGTAATAACATGCTTTGCATTGTTCTGTCGATTCTATCACAATCAGGTTAGCCATGCAACTCCCGCAGTGAACTCCCTCTATATAACGAGCGGAGACACAGTTGAAGCAGAGGCATGTAATACCATGTACTGTATTCATTATGGTCGTTCCCCATCTAAGTGGCGTTCGCACACGGGCATTGTTGCCGACAGTCGTTCGCCTAGTAGTGAGATAGTTCGGGTTATCCATGTGTCTGCATTATTGAAACAGCTAGTGATTGAACACATTACTTCACCTGCTCCAGTGCTGCTCGTAGTGCTACGAGTTCCGGTGTTTCCGGTACGCCACCCCACTCTAGGTCGGGTGAGTCAATCCACGTTACAAAGTTGTCCAACGCTGCTACGAGGGCATCGTGGCTGTTTACTGCCTTGACAATAAACTCAGAGTTCTCTTTTGCGTTGCCGTGTCGATCTTCAACTATCGCTACGTTTTCTAGCGTTGCACCTACTAAGTGCTGGTCTAGTCCTTTGTGATGGACATAACCCCACGGTCGTTGCGTTGCTTCGGTCATTGTGATTCCTCTGCCCCTAAACTGTGGGCGATGATTATATTCTCTACCTGAGTAACTATCTCTAATACTTCTTCCCGCCGACAGCCGTGGGCAGGAACAGTATCTATATTCTCTACTAGCATTTCTTTAGCTGTGCCTAGTAGCCGTTTCAACTCGTCTTGAATCATATACGTTTACCTTGTAGATCAAGTTCTGCTTTTAGCCTACCCCACAACTTTATATGGTTTATAGATAACTTTTGTCGTGTAGGAAGTAACGGGGATTTTGATTCCTCTTTAGTTACTTTGTCTTGCCAGTTCCCATAAGACTTTACCCAACCTACATTCCTGTCCCGCTCTTGCTGAAACTTGGAATCATTAGATAATAAATTAGTTGGAATGATATTAGGTACTTGTGCAAAACCACAACTTAGACATACCTTCTCTTGTCCGTCTAAGCCCTCACGTTCTAACACTTGTCCTTTACATTTTGTACATGGTATTTGTAATATCATTACCAACTCACCTTATCTTTCAAAACAGCATTGGGTCTTTCGTATCTCTTGTTTAGTGTAACAGAACAGAACTGGCACGTCCACACAACGGGTAGGTATCCTTTACCACCATCTAAACTCATGGAGAATGTCTGTGGTCGAATGTCCCACTCATGCTTTATTCCGTCCAACATACAGGAGCGTTCGCTTCTACGAACTCTATGTGGATTTCTATACGCCAAAATTACCCAAACTATTCTTCATTCCTTACTACTCTATTATTCCCAGAAGTTTACAATAAACATACATAACAACGGTGAACGAAAACACCCACCCTAATGCAGCCTCAATCATTCCAGTTCCTTATCTTGTTGTCGTGCGCTATTCGGAACACCTGCAAGTTGCACAATGTATTCCTTGCTTTACTGTGGACTCGTCCACTATATCCAGTAGTTGATAATAAATCTGCCCCTCACTTCTTGTGCATTTGATAATTCCACCAGCGTGTCTGATTTCCGATACGACAGCCGTAATGTTCTGGGCGTTAGTCACCCTGACAAGTTCTTCACGAAGATGGCGTTTCTGATCTTTGAGTAAAGAAAACAACTGTTTGCGTTGATTACTCCATCGCTTGAAGTCTAGAGGCTCTGCTATAAATGGTTTGAATAAACTTTGCTGTGTCATTTTACTACCCTCCTTACAGGGAACGATTCTGTTCTACCGCACTTGTCACACTTATCTTTCATGTTTACACCATGATTGCATACGTTCAAACTAAACATACCAATAATACTCCTAAATTCTCCAAAGTATAAGCAATCCGATAAGCGTTAGAACAGCACCAACCCCTGTTATAATATCAGATGTTTTCTTCTGTTCCTGCCTGAGTGCCTCTATGTATTGTAACAGAAGTTGCGCTTCTAGGCTACTCATTATTCTTATCTCCTATATGGCAGGGTGTCTAGGAATCGAACCCAGTCCACAAGGTTTGGAATCTTGTTGGCTTCCACAGCCTACACCCTGCGATAGATACTATGTGGCGGGATTCCCACTCCGCTCCTTCTCTAACTCCAATAATGCTGACCACACGTAGGGCAACCGATGTGAATTTCGATTGTCTAATACCAGTCAGTCCTTACCACCCGCTTCACTTACGGGTCACATAGTATTACGCTTTATACAAGTAAGTATATATGCGTTTGTCTTGGCTGTCAACTAATCGGGCTTCAAGTTTAAACCAATCAATTATTGGGCGTATAGGGTTTTTCATTCCGTTCCTCCTGTAAAACTAGGTGTTCTTATAGAGGAAGGCGAACCCACAACTTCCGTGTCTGCCATTAGTCCTGTAAGGATTATTCTCGTTCGCTTAGTTCCCGAAGGTAACCTGCAAATCAGGCAGCTTTCTGTCGTTACAATCTATTATACTATATAGAAAAAAAGATAATGTTAAAGTTTATTATTGTTCCGGTGGAATGGTGATTTCAAAACTATCCGCAACTCTTTTCGTATCTCCCCTCACAACCTTCGTGTCTTTCCTAATCGTTATAGTTTCGTTCAATAATTTCTCAGTGACCTTTAAAATCTTCCAGTTTAAAAATAATAAAAGAACAGTTAATACAGATAAAGATATTGAAAAAATTACTAATTGTTCAAACGTATCCACAGATTCTTACGCCTTCGGTTCTAGATTAGTTTGTGCTTGTTTTCTTGCGTCACTTGATGAGGTTTCTAAGTCCTCCATAATCTTAGCAAACTGTAAAGATTCTTTGAAATCATCTTCCAAGAGGGCATAGTATATCTTCCGCTTTAGGTTGAAGCCTACTGACTCATCTAGGAACTTTGCCTGAGTGTTTGCTACTTCACGAATGAAGTATAGTTCCGTTTCATCTACCTCTAAGGGTGCTTCCGTTACGCCGTTTTCCGTAGTGGTTAACAATACAACCATTCCTATTTTATCAATTAATGAGGGAGGGACTGCAAGCAGGGCAGACTGCCCAACAGGGCGCATCCCTAAAGGGACTCCGAACTCTTTGTCCGGTAAGGTTAGAACAGTAAAGACATCATCCAAGTATAATGCCTCCGCTTTCGTAAGCATTAAAACCTTTATTTGTATTTCTTCCATATATTAATATCCAAATGTGCGACTACATTTTTTACATTCTAGCAGTGAACGCTGAATAGCTGTGCTTGTATCCTTGATAACCAAGTTGAATTCACTACTCTCTTTCAAACAACTTTCTACTCTAACATTAAAAGTCTTACATAAAAACCTTTTAATCATTCTCGAAAACATCTAAAAGTTCCTCTTCTAATTTTTTATATAGTTTCTTACGTCTAGACTTTTCTTTGTCTCGTTCCTGTTGTTGTACAGTATCTTCCCAAACACCTACAGAGTTCATCGTTTTCAAGTCGTTACGCTTGTCTCTTTTACGGTCACGCTTCTCCCAATTATTTTCCACTCTCATCATCCTTTGCATCAAACGCTATCTTCCAATTTAGATTAGGGGGTGCGCCATCGCACTTACATGACCCTAGCGACAATTCTACTTTCCCGTCCCGCTGCAAGTCTCCCAGCCACCGTAAGAAAGAGTTTTCTCCCCCTGCCGAAGCATCGCAAAGTAGACAATAACTTACTTTTATCCGTCGATTATTATCTAGTTCATCTATATTCATTATACTACATCCCGTCTAGTTTATCCGAAAGTTCTTTTATTCGGAAAACTATCAAGTCTATATCGTCTTTTATAGCTATAACTTGTTTCTGCATCTCTTGAAACATTGCTTTCTGCTCATTAGACATTTCAACTAAATATGTTATTACGTTACTCATTAAGCTATCAACTTATCTAATTCTTGGATAAGCATTAAAACCACACCTAAAACTACTATGAGTCTAAAAACTTCCATCTATCTCTCCTTGATTTGAAGTACTATAGTAACAGTACCTCTGGTCGGGGTCAACTATATGGTGTAATGTTCTCTTTCTTTATTTGGTGTTTGTAGGTTTTTTTATATATGTTGTAGATTATATTATCTCGTTTTATGAACCCAAGCGTTCCAAGCCCTGCTAAGACCGCCAACCCCACAAAGGGTAAAACCTTTTTAGCTTTCTTTCCGTCCATTTTCTATCTCTCCTTCTATAAGTAGTTCTATGTAACGCATCGCCTTTTTTAAATCTTCTACCCCACCTTTATCTCTCCATCTACAAACATACTTTATAACATTACCTTCGGCGAAGCCTAATCCGTTTTCATTGATAAACCTAAACGGTTCTATCTTGAACTGGCTGTAATGTTTGGGGGAAATGTCATGTGGGTAAAGCAAAGCCCTGCCCGTCTTACTCTGCTCCTCTGTCATTTTGACTTCTTTCTTGCTTTCTTAGCACAAGGGACGCAAATTAAATGTCCCTTCTTCCTATGTAACTTCGTTCCACAAGCACACCTGTTCCATGTATTACGTCCCATTATTCTCTCCTTTACTTAATTATACTACACTATACCCCTTAAAAGCAAATAGCTCCCAGAGGGGGAGCTAGATACTAGATGAAGGATCACCAACTTTATTCCACGGTAAAGTACGGAGCTTTACCAGCTAATGTTCTAAGAGCAGCCCAACGTCTGTTAGACCTTCTCGTATCAATAGCCTCCTGTTCCTTAATTGTAATTTTACCATCTTTCACAGCAGTAACGATACCTAATATATCGTCTACTAAATCCATTGCTATAGCTACTATAACCCCCACCAAGAGTGGGATAAGTACAGTGATTCTAGCGATAATTCCTTGCACGAAGATTCCTCCTTACTAGCAGTTGCATTGACCAGCACATTTGCATTCACCCATGTGTGTCCTCCTTTATTATACTATACTAACAGCCGCAGTCGTCTGACTTTTTCAGCTTATCTTTTGCTTTAGCGGAAGCCATGTCCACTACCGTATCCACCACTGCACCAGTGACAGCTTGCTTTACGCCACCCTTCTTAGTAAATTGAATTAATAGTGGGAGCATTGAGTCACCAGTTGTTACCTGATTCCTTCTAGGTTGAAGTGGTCTTGATGATTCCCGTTGGTCATTCACCATTGTATATTGTATGTTGTCTTGAGACTTTTTAATTGTATCTTTATTCGCTCGTTTAGAACTCATAAACAATTGCATAAGCAGAGGTAAGAACTTCTTCAATGGTTTAGGCTCATTAGCCTTTGAGAAGAAAGCGTCCGTAGCAGCGTCACGCCCCTCTACTATCATGGACTTCTTGCGTTGCGGTGAGAGTCCTAAAAACTTCTGTAGGTTAGTAGGTTTATTCTTTATCGTTGTTGCAGTTGGTGGAGTTAACGCCTCGTTTGTATGGCTCGTTCCCAAGTCTTGACCTGCTTCGTTCACAACCCACGGGGGCTTGACGTTAATAGGTCTACTGTTTTCATCTAACTCGATCTCTGCGGTGGGAATGTATCGGTTTCGTTCCGGTTCTATTTCAGCAGGAAACCCCTGTTCATCCAGTAACTGGTGGTGAGCTGCCTCCCGTTTACGGTAAGCCTCTGTTTCAAGCAGTTCCGTATCATCCTTCCCTATTGTATTGGTGAAAGGGGTATCGTCCTTAACAAGGTTTAGTAGGGAGGCTAAGAAGTTTACGTTCCCATCTTCCTTTACTAATACTGTTGTTGGGTTGTGTTCGTGTTCGCTCTTCATTAAACAACTCCCGTCAATGCAGGACTTAGTAGGTCTACCACTATCTGCTTTTAGTATATCAAAACTTGCTTCTTGGTTAACACCTTTTTCGCAAACGGTAACCTCTGCTAGTTCCATGTCATCTACCTGCATGTATGATTCCATGCCCTTTTGGATGTTTTGAGTCTTTGTAGCACTCCCCGCAATACTGTAAGATTTCAACTTACCGTCTTTAATTTGTTCCATAACCCTCTTTGCGATACGGGTATCATCTCGTAACTCACAGATGAAGAATAAACCTTTCGGGTCAACCCCTGATTTATAGATATTCCCCGACTTAGATATGTAAGCAGGTAACGCCCAACCTACCTGCACATCAGAGTGTAGTACCATTGCGTTCCTAGTACGGAAATTTTTCATGTATAAGTCAAAAGCTTTTTCTAATGCAGCCGTTGTTATTAGGTGTCCTTCCCTATCAACCATTTCCACTGAAGCCGGGCCACCTACAACCATTGGCTCGAAGTCATCTTCAAACATTCCTTGCTTCTTAGCAGCGTTCGTGTACTTCTTATTGTTAGGGAACGCCCTAACTAAAGTCATCAGTTCAGAGGGGGAGTTTAGACCCGCATTAAATAATCTTTTATACTCATCTAAAGCACCGGAAATATCGGATAGCCCTAAAGGACGTTTACTAGCTTTCTCTAATGACATAATTTCTGAGTCATCTGATACAAACTCGTACATATTTTTATTTGTGTCGATAGCCATAGTCATATTGTTGTTCCTCTATTTACTATTTACCCAACCAAGTGTAACTATAACACCCACCGCATGTACTATAAGAAAACTCATACCAACTAATGCGGTCTTTATTCCGTACATTTTACTGCGCCATTGTTGCATTGTAGCAACGTCTTCCCGTAAATCATTAAAACCTAACACAAGGGTTTTGTTTAGGGTTTCTTGATTTTCTATGTAACGATCTAATCGTTCTGCGTAAACAGCTAGTTTTACCTCGCATTCCATTGCGAGATTAGATTCGGTTGTTCCATCAGTGATAGGCATTTATTTCACCTACCCTTGATGAATTCCCCAAACTACCCCGTGAATCGCAGGAGTATTTTGGGCAGCTCTTACGGTGATCTTCTCCCTGAAGTCTATAGGCCAGTTAGTGGTGTACGTCTCACCGCCATAAACAGGGATACCTGTCGTAGACGAAGCGTCAACATCTAATCCAACATATACAATGTCTGCCGCTGTCCCAGAGGCGTTCCTAATAGTGAACCCTCTAATAACAGACATACCTGCCCTACGCTTTGAACGAGAAAGATCAGCCGTTCCTTCCCACTCATAATTCAAACCCTGCGCCCCATCTACATAATCAGCAAAGTTACCATCTCCAAATCGTTGTTCCACATGGATTTTATCTGTGTACCAATTGATATTATGTTGAGTCTTTGAGCGAACCATTACACGATAAGAAGCACTACCTGTTACCGGTAAGCGATACCTAACATTAATGGCTTGCCAAGCCGTACTCAAACTAACAGAAGAACCAGCTATGATGTCGGTTCCAGAAGAATCTTGAATTACAATCTCTGCGTCACCACTAGCAGATGCACCACGTACTTCACATTGAGCGGTTAGCCATACCTCACCGTCGTTGGCATTACCTGAGAAGGATGGGGTAGCCCAGTAGAATCCTTCTCCTGCGGCGGAGTCTGCGGGGTTAACTAGGAGGGAGGCTGCACCTGTTGATGCTTGCCCTGTGTCTCTAGATATAGCAGAACCATCAGCGGTAAACTCAGAAATAGTGGCATGTTCTATACGGGGGTTTGCCACTAGGTTTACTGAAGGGATTCCTCTATCGCAAGTAAATATAGTAGTTACCGCATCATTAGCAACAGAGGCATCTATGAGAATGTCATACTTCGTATATGCGTGAACACTAGAACGTGTACTAGGGTCTACCTCCCATCCAGCAAAATCAGTATTCTTTATTTGTCCCATTGTCAGTTATCCCCTTAATCCAAATTTTTTAGTACTCTAGCTGAAACGTACAATCACAGAGGTTGTCACCATAAGTCCATATAAACTCTAGCATCCCTGTTGGATGCGAGTTTTGGTTCCCATAATGAGCCTCTGTAAAAGCAAGTGTCATATTAGCCTACGTTAGCTTATCGACCAAAGGCTAGAATACGAACTGTGACATCTGAGCCAGCAGTATTTCCTTCATCAAGCACAGCACCGTCAGCACCTGCTTCATACAAGTCCAGTGTAGCATTTGTGTAATCATACTGAGCTACCAATCCAATGGATTCCGGTTCAGCAATTACGATAAATATTTCCTCTAAACCTAGGTCAGCAGCAGACAGTGAGCCAGCCGCATATGTACTGGTAAATGTAGCTGTCTTAAAGACGTAACGACAGTCTCCGGGTACGCCACCCATGTCACTAGCGGTACCAGTTTGGGCAATTGAAAAAGCCATCTATATGTTCCTCCATATTTTAAAGGATGGGGGGCAGAAGTCCTGCCCCCCTAACCTTATTCAGTCTTACGAGTTAAGGTCAGTAACCTTAGCCTGTGTGAAGAAGTTCTTGCAGCGAAGCTCACCCATTGTGTAGAGCAGACCACGAACTACCAACGCATTAGCTGCGAAGTAGTCACGGTTTTCTACATACTGTGTAGGCTGTGCTACAGCAATTTCAAGGTAGTCCGTGTCAAGAACGTAAACGTTCGAGCCAAGAACCGCATCAGCAGTGCTAACACCCTTTGGAGTGTCTGCATCTGGGAGAATTGGGATACCCTGATAAGTTGCTAGGACTAGACCAGTTCGAGTGCCGGGGAACGTTCGTTCCGAACCAACACCAACCTGATACTCTTCCTGTCCCATGTACCGCTGCTGAGAGTTCAAAAGACGCTCTAGCTTGAAGTACTGGTCATGCCCAAGAGTGATAAGTTTTGGCTCACCACCATTGGTTCGGATGGTCTGAATACAGTCATCCAAGAGGTTCAGAGAGAGGTCACGCCCTGTACCGTCGTTGTCCTTAACTGTAGCTGCTGCATTCCAAGAACCGGATGTGCGGTCAGCGTAAGTAAGGTCGTAAGCTCGAACACCACCGTTAGCGGCGAAGTTAGAGTTTGAGTCGTAGTTACCACCAATTGCTTGACCGTCAACAGCGACGATATCATCAATTGAAGTGAAACCAGCACGACTGTAAATCGCAATACCGTCTCCGTCTGCAACCGCAGCAGAGGTGGTAGCGTGAGTAATAACACCAGTTGAAGTGTTTACAGCCGAAACTGCTACACCTGAAGTGTTAATCCAGTCGTTAGCCGAAGTGTCCCAAACTGTAAGGTTGTCACCAATTTTAATGTTGGCAGCGACCGAAGCAGGAACAGTAGTGGTAGTTGTGCTACCAGCGGAAGCAACGAATCCAGAACCAGCCATCAGTTCCTCGTTGATTTCCTTTACGTGGTCAAGCTGTGCATTCTCGTTCTCCATGGCAAGAACGTCTCCAATACCACCTTCAAGCTGCGCTGTGAAGACTGACTTCACTGATGCACCGAATGTGGTTGAAACGATTCGAGGCAAGCTCGATACCGTCTCAATGTTGGATACGTCTACCGTTGGGAGGCTACCTGTTTCAGTGACAGGGCGGGATCGGCTTGATCCACGGTCTGTCCTGATACGCCAACCAGCAGTACTTCCCCAAACAGTTCGGGGAATAGCGTTGAAGAAGCGAGTTTGGTTATTTAGAGCTTGCCATACCTTGCGTCCATAAGTTGTGTTGAAAATGCCTGTAGCAGAATCAACAGTGAAGTAAGACTGCTTTTGCAGATACTCAGGCCCGAATACGGAATTATACAAACCCCGTTGGGACTGAGCAAGATACTCACTTAGTGAAGGATTAGCCATCTTTTAATCTCCCATTTCTCGTTCTAGTTGTAATTTAAAGTAGTTCCTTAGGAACCCCGGCAGTGTCACCAGACTGAATCTTCAACTGGAGAGTTCGTAGTTCCCCGTATGAAAGATTAGCGAGTTGATCAACCGTATCGCCCTGATCAACAGACTTCACAATTGGAGTTGTACCGTCTGTGCCAAGTGCTTGAATTTGTGGAGCGACTAATCCGCGCTCTTCTCGGAAGCCCATCTTGCGAAGTCGAGCTTCAGAAGCTTCTTCAACAGACTTCTCGATGCCCTGTTCAAACGAAGCAAGCTGCTTGCGGAGGGAATCAAGTTCCTTCTGCATTGACTTCATTTCGTCGTCATCGTCATCATCGTCGTCTGCATCATCAGCCTTGTACTTCATGGCTTTTGTAGCGTCTTCATCCTCTTCGTTGTCGTCAGGGGTGTCAGCTTTGTCCATGTCGTCGTCCTCATCTTCGTCATCGTCATCGGCTTTAGCCATAGCTTGAATAGTGTTCTGTTGCTGTTCAATCTTTGATGAGATGTTAGCAGCAGACTCGGA